CTGCTGCCCAATGCCTTCAGGATTTCGGTGATTCCCATGGCCGTGCCGGACACGGCCTGGCGGATCAGCGATTCATCACGCACCGGATCGCCCTCAAGGCGGTAGGCTTGGCCATCCACCAGGGGATTGCGCGCGCCGCCGCTGAAGTCGCGGTCGTACTGCTGGCCCTCATAGGTGTACGTCTGGCCGCGACGGTTGTTGTCAACCTCGCCGCCGTAGGCCACACCAAACTGGCCGCCAATACGGGTCTCGCCCTTCGTTTTTCCGATGATGGCGGTCAGTGCAGCGATGCCCAAGGCGATTGGACCGAGCACGCCAGCAATCATCCCGGCGCCTTGCGCCATGATGGCTGCAGGCCCCCCACCAGTCAGCATCCCCCAACCGCCTGCCAGGGCGCCCATGCCATTGCCCGCAAACAGCGCTGACGCACCGTACCCAGCAGCCGTACCCGCGCCACCGAGCAAGCTGGCGGCATTGCCAAACATCGACGCACCGCTAGCCACGTTGCCAGCCGCCCCAAGCACTGAAGCACCAGCGCTGGCCGTACCAGCCATGCCCAGTGCCCCGGTGATTACGCTGGAGATTGCCCCAGCGATGGGGTTGATGATGAAGCTGATGATCGGGCGCAAGACGAGCGTCTTGAACATGTTCACCAGCGTGTCGCGCAGGTTCGCGGCAAAGCTCTTGCCGGACTCAAACCCGCGCAACAAGGCGTCAGTCAGCGAGCTGTTGATGCTGTCGGCCGTGCGCTGCCATTCGTCCATCACCGCCTTGCTGGCCGCGTTGTTGCCCTCCACCACCGCGTTCGCGGCGGCTTTTGCGCGCAGCTCGGCCCGCTTTGCTTCGGCCTCTGGACCTTCGCCCAGGTTGAGCTTTTCAATTTCGGCCAGCTCTTTGGCCAGGCGCACTTCGATCTGGCGCTGGGCGATGATCTTCTCTATCGAAGCCGTTTCCTCTGCAGCCACGCGGCCAGCCTCATCCAGCTTGGTCGCGCTTTGCAGATATTCGGACTGCTGCAGCGCCTGCACAAAGCGTTCCTGGGCAGCAGTCTTGGCGGCCAGGGCGGCAACATAGGCGGGGGCAAAACGGTCGGACGATTCAGCCTCAGCCTGCTGCAGCTTGATCTGGGCCAGGGTGGCCTGCTCCACTGCGGTCTTGCTCTTGCCCAGGTTGGCGTTCACGCTTTCCTGGCTGATGGCCTGGTCGCGAATGGAATCCGCCTGCTTTTGCACAGCGTCGGTCTGGCGCTCCTGGATGGCCTGCAGGTCAATGAGGCTCTTCTTTTGGCGTTCTGCCGCCTGGATGTCCTTATCGGTCTGGATGCCTGCTTGAGCTGCGGCCAGCTCCTTCTCCTTTTGAGCGCGGGCCACCCCCTTAATGGAGGTCTCAAGTTCTTTTTGGACTTTGGCAGCCAGTTCTTCGTTCTGGGTCGGCTTGACGTTGTCCGTCAGCGGTGTGTCGCCAGCGATCTGGGCGCGCAGTCTTTTTAGATAGTCCGCGCGCTCCTCGTTGCGAGCCAGCACTGCCGCTACTGCGTTTTCGCCCACACCTGCCGAGCCGCTGGTTTTGCCCTTCTTGGCCATCTCCTCCAGCTTCTCATTGAGGCCAGCAATGCGGTCGCGCAGTGTGGCGGCCTCAACGCCCGTCCCCTTGTTTTGCGACTCAAGCTCCTGCAGTGCGTTCTTCGCCTGCTTGACCACACCCTGCAGGCGCACCACTGCCGCGGTCTGTGACTCATAAGAGCGCGTTGCATCCAGCGCCGCTTTCACTTGCCGGTCAGCTTCGCTTTCCGTGGGCGCCCAAGACCCTGTCGCACCGCCAACATTCCAAGACCCGGTGGCGCCATTTGCAGCCGGGGCCTTCATGGCACCACCAGCGAAACTGACGGCCCCGATTGCTGGACCAACGCCAGGCAGGTACTTGAGCCAGGTAGGTGGCTCCATGCCTGCCAAGCGAGTGGTGAGGTCAGCGACACTCTCGATCAGCGTTGCCAGCCAAGTGTTCGCCGTCCGAAATGCGCTGGAGTTGCCGATAGAGGTTGTGAGCGCGTCCCATGAGTTGCTCAGCTTGTCGGTAGCCTGGCCCAGTGGCGTCATGGCCTGCTCTGCAAGCCCCTGAGTGGCCTGCTTGAGTGCTTCCATCAAAGCCACTTGCGCGCCCGACTGGTCACCCAAGGCCGCCAGGTTCTCGATGTTCAGAATCTGCGCGGCCGTCAATGTGCCCAGCGCATCCTCAAGCGTGCGTGCACCCTTGGCCGGGTCTGCAAAGGCGTCAGCCAACTTCTTTGCAGCAGTGGGCAGATCTGTGCCGGTCGCGGCAGCAAAGTCGGCGACGGAAGACCCCAGCCCCTTGAACAAGTTGCTGCCGACGCCAGCCACCTTTGCGAATTCAGTGATGATCGCGGTGGCAGAGGCCTTGCTGACGCCAGGCACCAGGTTGAGTTCGGCCACCAGGCCTTTGATGTCACCCACTGCCGCAACGGACGCGCGCCCGGTGCCAGTGAGCTGGGTAGACAATTCCCGCAGCGCAGCGTCCTTGCCATTGATGGAGAACATGGCAAACCCCAGCCCTGCCACTGCAGCCGCTGCCAGTGTGAATGGGCTCACCAACCCCATCACATAGCCGCTCAACGCGCGCACAGCATTGCCGGTGCCGCCAAACATGTCCTTCAGCTGCCCACCTTGCTGCAGCAGCACGGTCAATGGAGCCTGGCCAGATTGGAGGCTCACGATGATGTCCGTGAACTGCGCAGGAACTCCACGCAGGGCGGCGGCCGTTTGCTTGGCCGACACGCCCATGGTGTCCAGCGAGCCCGTGGCAATGCGCTGGGCGGCTTCTGCCTGCTTCAGTTCTGCGATGTAGGGAGCGAACTTGCCAGCCTCCAGGCCCTTCGCCTGAATGTTGAACTCCAACTTTTCGCTGGCGGTCTTGCCCAGGAGCTGCAGCTCTTGGGTGGACTTCTTGATGGCATCGCGCATACGGGCTTCAGCCCGTGTGAAACGCTCGGCGCCCTTCTCCGCGCCCGAACCAATGCCATCAACCGCCTGGCCCGCTTTGCCAGCAGCGCTGGCGACTTCCGTGGCCATTTGGGTGGCTTTGTCGCCCACGCGGTCGAAGGCGGCTTCGGCCTTGTCTGCGCTGACGACAACCTCGCCTTGAATCTGCAGGTCACTGGACATGGCGTACCCAAAATGAAAGGGCCTGCCGCGCGGCAGGCCCAGAAATGGAAAAGCCGCCCGGAGGCGGCCTATTCGTCGGAGTGGTTGTCACTCATCTGCTTGAGCGCGGCGCGCTCGATAACTTGGAGGTCATCAAAGAGGTCTTCCCACTCTTGAGGTGTGGCGGCCTCTCGGTCCAGCAGGGGATAGATGGCCTCATACCGAAGCCCAGTGGCGCCGTTCATTCCGACGTTCCACTGGGTTTGAACGCGCATGAAGAACATCCACACGCGCCAGTTTTCAGGCCATACCTCAATGGCTTGATCTGCATCCCTGGCCTGCAGCGCAGCCAGGAATGCATTGGCGGGAGCCGCTTCCTTGCGCTTGTACAGCGCGCAAGCGGCAGCGCTCAGTTTCCCAGGCGCCCTTCCAGGCAGGCCAGGCGGTAGGTTTCCATGATCGCGGCGGCGGCGGCCGGGTACTCGTCGTTGAGTTGCTGGACGTTGGACTTGGTCAGCTCTGCTTCGAGGTTCCAGCCGTCGAGCACATCCATGATGTAGTCGGCGTTCGCGCCAGCAGTGCGCTCCATCAGCTCGGCCATGGAGAACTTTTCGCCCTCGGGCTTGGCTTTGGCGCCTGCAGTGTCCATGAGGCGGTCGATGAACTCGCCGAACTCCGAGCGAGTGCGGTACTTGTAGATGCATTCGACGAAGCCTTCGCCGCCCTCCAGCATTTGGAACTTGACGACGCGCTTGAATGATTTTGGGCGATTGCCCAGGACGATCTTTGCCATGAGTTTCTTTCTTCGCAGGGTTGAAAATGCCCGTGCGCACCCACGCCGTCCCTGCGAAGGAACGAACGTGGATGCGTCGGTGCTTGGGTGGCTTGCGCCGGGGATCAGTAGCTGATGGAGCGACCGAGAACGGTGATGGCGGCGTCCACCGCGTTCACCTGGTTGCTGTTGAGCTTGGGCATTTCGGACACGCTCATGTAGCCGTAGCCATAGGTGACGGAGCCGCCAGAGATGACCTGTTTGAAGGCCACCTTGGACAAGTTGCGCGAGATGCCCACCATCGTGATGTAGTTGGCCTGGGCGGCATCGTGCGCCAGGGACATCGTGATCGAGGTGGCGTTGAAGCCGGTGGGGATCTTCAGGCTGTTGCGCTTTGCCAGCAGCTGCACATCGGTGAAACGGGCGTCGCCACCAGAGCCGCTGATGGACAGCACTTGCGGGATGGAGGTCCAGCCGCTGATCTTCTGGGCCGTGCCGGTGCCGGTGCCCACAGGGAAGAACCCGGTGTTGGTGGTGTCCAGCCCTTGGATGCTGAACGTGTCAGCAGTCAGGGCGGTGACGCGATAGACCGAATCGGTTGCATCCTCCCAGCCGGAGGTCAGCAAGATTTCATCACCTGTGAGGAAGCCGTGGGCCACGCTGGTGGCCACCGCCGGGTTGGCGTTGGTCAGCGCGGTGATGGTTTTTGCGCCCGCGAAAGTCTGGGAGAACTGCTGCGAGGAGCCTTCAGGGAAATACAGTGCCATGGTGGGCCTCTTTCATCAAAAGAAAACCCGCCGAAGCGGGTTGTGGTTACGCCCTGTCCGGGCAACGAAAAAGCCCCGCCAGATCACTCTGGCGGGGCCTTGCGGGTTGGGCCTTTCGGCCCGTGTGGGGTGGCTATCTGCTAGCCCAGACCGAGAAGCGCTGCAACGCGCCGTAACGGTCTTGCTGGGGGTCGGGCTCATGCAAGCCCATGGGTTCACCCATCGAGCGCACCGTGAATGCAGGAGCGGCGCGCAATGCGTCCTCGATCTGGCGCGCCAGAGCCAGGCTTTCCGTCCTGCGAGCGCTCCATACGTTGATCTGCACCAGGCTGTTGCGCTTGTCGCCCGGCGTGTTGTCCACGAACACCAGCGATTCACCGCCTATCAACTGCCAGGTGACGTACGGCATGGGTGTGCCGGGCGGCGCAATGTCCGTGTACACACGTGTGCACAGGTTCTGCAACAGCGTGGTTAGGGCAGCTTCCATGCTCATTTTTTCTTGACCTCTTCGATGTACCGCAGCTTGATCGCCTCGCGCACCTGGCTGCGGGTTTCAACCACCGCCCTCACGATGAAAGGATCTGCGGTCGTCCTGCTGGTGCCGTTGTGGACCATCACGCCATAAGGTGCCTTGGCTAGGTTGAAACTGACGTGATACGTGCTCACATCCTTGTAGCTCTTGTCTTTGCTGTACACCTGATAGATGGAATCGCGCAGGTTGCCAGGTGGGTAAGGCCCATACTTTGTGCCCCGGATGTAGAAATAGTGTTCCTGGGCGGAGACAGGCGCATTGATGCGGGCGCGGTCGTAGATGATCTGCACGCCCGCCTGTGCCGCTGGCCTCGTGGCCCGCTGCAGAACGGCCAGTTCGGCACGCAGCTGTTCCTTGAATCGGTCAACGCCCATGCGAATAGCCATGCCCATATCAGCCTGCCACTTCGCACACCAAGTCCACAAACTGGCGCGTTGCGCCCGGCAACACCGCCTTGATGTTGTAAGGCCTACCGCCATGGAGCACGCGCATGCCGGTATGCACATCGGTACGCCAGCGGATGCGGATGGAAGCCTGCACCCTGCCCTGTTCGGCATTCGCACGGACAATTTCCAGACCGCTTGGGTGGCGCACATCGGCCCACACCGTGACCACATCGGTCCAGCCGTCCAGCGGCTGGCCCACTTCGTCCTGGCCGGTTGCGGGCTGCTGTAGCGTGATCAGAGAAGAGAGCTTGCCCGGGTCCATGGCTACACGCTCCAGATCTTGTAGGTGTCCAGCAGGCCGTCCGCAAAGTCCTGCGGCAGCGCGGGCCGCTCGGCACTGCGGCCGCGGTTTTCGTAGAGGTCGGTGAGCGCCAGCTTGATCCACTGCATGATGGGCTTCGGGATCTTGTCGGCGGTGGCGCCATAGCCTGCCGTGTACTGGATCTGCACCGCACCGGGCCGCACACGGGTGGCGGGCCAGCTGGTGCCATGGGCGGGCAGCAGCAAGCCGGGCTCGGCCGTGGGCTCCAGCTCGTAGGCCGCAGGGTCCAGCGTGGGGGTCGCGCCATCGGGTGCCACGTATTTCACCTGGGTCACGGCGATCACGCGGGGCATGTACAGCTCCACATGGTCCCCGCAGGCGGGGAAGCGGTCCAGCGTGCGCTGCCAGGTGGTGGTGAGCAGCGTGCGCTGCAGCCGAGCCTCGGCCGCCTCGCGCGCCACCGTGATCAGCCCCGTGATCAACAGATCGTTGCGCGTCTCGGTCAGCGTCTCGCGCAGGTGGTCCTTGGCTTCGGCCAGCGTGAGCGGCTCGACCGTGGCGTCAGTGATTTTGATGGTGGGCATGGTGTGTTCCGCCTTTGGCTTGCGCCCGCCGGAGTGGCAGGCGCAAGGCGAAGGGAGATCAGGGTTTCGGGGTATCAGCGGGGCCTGTGCCAGGGCCCGAGCCGTTACCGGCAGCGCCCTGCTCTGCCAGGGCTTTTGCAGCAGCTTCTGCGGCATCACGCTCAGCCCGTTCTTGGGCTTCGCGCGCAGCCTTGTCTGCCGCCTCCTGGGCTTCGCGGTCGGCCTTTTCTTGGGCTTCGCGCGCAGCCTTTTCCGCAGCCTCCTGGGCTTCGCGGTCGGCCTTTTCTTGGGCTTCGCGCGCAGCCTTATCCGCAGCCTCCTGGGCTTCGCGGTCTGCCCTTTCCTGGGCTTCGCGCGCAGCCTTGGTCGCCTTGGGCTCTGGGGTTGCCTTGGGAACCTCGGCTTCGCCGCGTGCCTTCATGAGCCGCAGCGCATCGGACTCCGGGTACACGTTGTCGGCGGCGTAGATCTTGACGCCGCCCTGGTAGTAGTCCACCAGGGCGCGCAGCAGCTTGGGTGGGGTGGTCGCCATGGTGCGATCAGCCCACCAGCTGCACTACGCTGGCCAGATCCACCGTGGCGGCGCTGCCCATGCGCGGCTGCGCCAGGATGACGGCGCCCACCGGCCCGCCCGAAGCGCCACCAGTGACCACGCCCAAC